TGGCAACAGCGGCGGCGCAGAAGGCGGTCGACCCCGTTGTCGAGCGCGACGACATGGAAGACGCAGGCTTTTGGGCCGAGACCGCCAGCGAGTGGCTGATCAAGGCAGGTGCCTACGCGGCTGACTGGAAATACAACGAGCCGAGAGTGAAGTGAGTATGTGCGTGCGTAAGGCGCCGCGAAGACGGAAGACCAAACAGTATGAGGGAATGATGACGAAGGACTACCGCGAGTTTGTTAGCGACCTGTTCGTAAGCCGCAGGGATGGCGAAGAAGGATTTTTGCACGCCGCTGTAGGTCTTGCGGGCGAGAGCGCCGAGATCCTCGACCATATGAAGAAGCATTGGGTCTACGGTCGCGAAATGATCGCGAGGCGGTCATCGAGGAGATGGGCGACACGTTCCACTACTTCATGATGCTGATGATCAAGATGGGCGTGACGCTGGACGACGTCATCAAGAACAACATCGCCAAGCTGGAGAAACGCTATCCGCAGGGGTTTACGAAAGACGCGGCGATCGCACGGGCGGATAAGGTGACGGCGTGACCTACGTCATTGGAGTTGATCCGGGCGTCTCCGGCGCGATCGCATTCTGGTTCAGTCCAGCGCCCGATCGCATCGCTGTCTATGACACACCGATTGCGGGTGGCGAGGTCAACACGCCGGGCGTGGCGTCACTGATCCGCGATCTGTGCGGAGATCCGGTCGACGACACCATCGCCTACATCGAGCGCGTCCACTCGATGCCCGGCAACAGCGGAAGATCGATGTTCAACTTCGGCACCGCATATGGAGATGTGCGGGGCGTGATTGGGGCGCTCAGGATCCCGACGCACTTCGTCACGCCGCAGATGTGGAAGAAACAGTTCCGACTGAGTGCGGACAAAGAAGAGTCGCGCGCATTGGCGATCAGGATGTTTCCGAGTTGCGCCGACAGTTTCAAACTCAAGAAGCACGACGGGAGGGCGGAAGCCGCCCTTATCGCGCTCTACGGATCACAGATAGGAGCCGCGCGCTGAATGGTTCGACCAGTCTGAAGCAGACTACGCAAAACGCAAGGCAGAACAGGAGAAAGTATGAGAAAAATTAATATCATTTCCGCCGACGAGCGGATGGCACAGAACACCGGAGTCAAGGCGCTGATCCTTGGCCCCGCCGGCGTCGGCAAGACGACATTGCTGCGCACCCTCGATCCGAAGACCACGCTGTTCATTGATCTCGAGGCCGGTGACCTCGCGGTACAGGACGTCAAGATCGACGCCTTTCGGGCGCGAACCTGGGAGGAGTGCCGCGACATCGCCTGTTACGTCGGTGGCCCTAACCCTTCGCTGCCGGCTACCGCGGTCTACAGCCACGCGCATTACGACGCGCTGTGCTCCGCGATGGGTGGCGTCGATGCGCTCTCGAAATACGAGACCTACTTCATCGACTCGATCACGGTAGCGGGACGCCTGTGCTTCCGCTGGTGCGAGCAGCAGCCCGAAAGCTTCAACGACAAGGGCAAGAAGAACATGCTCGGCACTTACGGCCTGATGGGCCGCGAGATGATCAGTTGGCTCACGCAATTGCAGCACACGCGCGGCAAGAACGTCGTGTTCGTCGGCATCCTCGAAAATAAGAAGGATGATTTCAACGTCACGTCCTGGGAGCTGCAGGTAGACGGCGGCAAGACTGGCAAGGAACTGCCTGGCATCGTCGACCAGATCGTCACCATGCAGTTCGTTGACTTCGGTGACGGGCAGCAAGTGCGCGCACTGGTCTGCACCAGGCCCGAACCCGTGGAAATATCCGGCCAAGGATCGCTCTGGCCGTCTCGAACAGATCGAGGAGCCACATCTCGGCAAGCTGATTGCCAAGGTGTCAGGCAATGGCCCGCGCAAGGCCGTCGATCACACCCTTCCGTCTCAAACGGAAAACTCAGAAGCAGCATAAAACACACCACAGGAGAAGATAAAAAATGGCAATGGATTTCAATACGGCGCCCGCGCAGCGCGAGAACGGTCTGATCCCTGATGGCACGATCGCCACCATTCACATGACTGTGCGTCCTGGCAACTCTGGCGAGGGTGGTTGGCTCAAGCGTTCCAAGGGCGGCGATAGCCAGGCGCTCGATGTTGAGTTCACCATCGTCGATGGACCTTTCGCCAAGCGAAAGTTCTGGGGATTGTACACTGTCGAGGGCACTACGGAAGGCCACGCCAAGGCAGCTGAGATATCGGCCTCTCGTCTGCGTGGCATTCTCGAAAGCGCAAAGGGCATTAGGCCAGACGATGAGTCTGCTGCAGCCAAGGCTGCTCGCTGCGTCAACTCGTGGGCTGACTTCGACTCGCTTCGCTTTGTCGGCCAGATCGGTATCGAGAAGGCGAAGAAGGACTCCGAGTTCAAGGACAAGAACAACCTGGACATGGCGATCACACCAGACCGTAAGGCATGGGTGAAGGTTGAACAGGTGAAGCAGCCCGAATTGGGGATGGCAACCCCGGCTGGGTCTACCCCCGCTGCCGCGCCGGCTAGCAAGCCAGCTTGGGCGACCGCCTGATGGCCCTCCCGAAGCAACCGCAATCGCGCACGGCTTCGCAAATCGAGGCGGATTGGATGGCTAAGGCCACCCAGTCCGCCATCGATGCGGTGCGCCAGGACGTGATCGACAAAGGGCTCAATGGCAGATCGATGATCTCCTCGTTGAGTGATCTCGAATGGGGCTGGATCTGCTGCGCGGCAATCTTCGCATGGATCAAGACAAAGTCGCAGCAGGCTGTTGCGGAAGGCATCGGCTACGATGTCCCAATGCGCTCGATGCTTGGATATGCGCCAGAGCCTTGGGAGTACGGCGCGATCGAGACGATCCTGCCGCAACTCGGCGAGATCAACGGCGTCGATTGGAATAAGCCTGTCGGCGAATGGTCGAAGGACCAAATCATTTCGTTCGCGAGCCAAATCCAAAAGCTTACCGATCGGGCGTTCGCCATGCGTGACAAGGGTGCCGTTGACACCATCACTCAGCGCATCACCACGCGAGAGATCGCGGAGCGCGAGTTCTCGGCCAGCAAGGGTGGACCGCTGATGGATAAGCAGGAGCTGAACGATGATATCCCTTTCTAAGGAGATGAAAGACATCCTGCGGCTGCTCAACGAGCTGACCGACCACAATCTAACGAACTGGGAAGCTGGGTTCGTGGACGACATGCGAACCCGCGTCATCCTCTACGGCAACAGGATCATCATCAGCGAAGCCCAGGGCGCGCAGCTGGATAAGCTGGCCGACAAGTACGATCTGGCGAGGACATAATGATCGACTTCAATGCAGCCAATGAGTCCGCGTCGGACTTCAACAAGACAGTCAACGAACTGCTTAACGCCGCGGCATTGGCCGAGGAGCGCGAGGCGCGGAGAAACTATCTCGGCGCATCCAGCATCGGATCCGAGTGCCTGCGCAAGATCCAGTACGACTGGCGCTTCGACTCTGTATTCCCGGCGCGCACCAAGCGCATCTTCGCTCGCGGCCACCTATTCGAGGAGATCTCGGTCAAGGCACTGGGACAGGCCGGCTTCCGCATGGAGCGCCACACGCCCGCCACCGAGTTCTCAGCGGCCGGCGGAAACTTCAAAGGACACGCTGACGGGATCATCGTTGCCGCACCGGAAAGCTCTGGGCTGAAGATCCCATGCCTGTGGGAGCACAAGGCGCTTGGCGATGCCGGCTGGAAGAAGATAGAGAAGTACGGACTGAAGCAGGCTTATCCCGTCTACTACGATCAGTGCCAGCTCTACATGGCCTATCTCGGCCTCGACGCGAATCCCGCGGTGTTCTCTGCGGTCAATGCCAATACCTGCGAGATGCTTCATGTGCTCGTGCCGTATGACGGCGCGGCCGCACAGGCCGCATCCGATCGCGCAGTGACCGTCATCAAGGCCACGCAGGCCGGTGAGCTGCTCGATCGCATTGCCAAAGCTGCAGAAGATTGGCGCTGCAAGATGTGCTCGCACAAGGAAAGGTGTTGGGAGTGATACAGGCAATTCAAACGCGATATGCGGGATACCTGTTTCGCAGCCGACTCGAGGCGCGATGGGCTGTGGTGTTTGACGCACTGGGCTTTCATTGGGAATACGAACCGGAGGGCTTTGTACTGCCATCTGGCACCTATTACTTACCTGACTTTCGCATCAACAACATGAGACGCGGACCACTATGGGTTGAAGTCAAACCTAGACGTGAGTCGACAACCATGCTGGCCGACCTTCTCTCGGATACTGATTTGGTCGGGGTGGTTCTCTACGATATTCCAGATCCAAGAAATATAAAACTCCAGGGCTATGAAGCTCTCTTCGGCAATGGGGATGATGGTGGCTGTGGAAGCGATAATCCGTACGAGTTCTGTGTCTGTAATAAATGCGGAGAGGCTGGCTTTGAATGGTCGGGCTTAGCGGATCGTATAGGATGCGATTGTCCAAAAGTTTCCAATGATGAGAGAGCAGTTGCGGCAGCC